TTTTCCGGGCGTTGGCAAGTATGACATCCCTGAAATCAAGCCAGAAACGGACATCCGCATTGACAAGCTGGAATGGATCCCGGTCAATTATGCGCTGACCGCCAAAGACAAGGCCACAAAAGGCGTGCATTTTTACAAGGACGATTACCAGTTTGAACGGTTCTGGAATAACCCAGACAAATACATTCCACTTTTGCAGCAGTTCGGCGCGGTATGTTCGCCGGATTTTTCCTTGTACAGTGATATGCCGCTTGCGGTGCAGCTTTTTATGCATTACAAAAAGCACTGGCTTGCCGCATACTGGCAGGCGCACGGCATTCACGTTATCCCAACGCTTTGCTGGTGTGGAGAGCAAAGCTATGACTGGTGCTTTGACGGAGAGCCCAGAAACGCCATCGTAAGCATTTCGAGCCACGGCACACAGTCTGACCCATACGAAGCAGAATGCTTTGCCAAGCACTGCCGTAAGGCGCTGGAAGTGCTTCAACCGAGCGGAATCTTGTGGTATGGCAAATGCCCTGATGAATTTGACTGGAACGTTACCAAAATAAAACCATTCCAATACGAAAGGAGGCATTACCGTGAGTAAAAGAGGGAGCGGCAGCTCTGCGAGAGCGGGCGGTGGGACCACCAACGAACACGAGTTTGAATCTTTTGTAAATGGCAAATGGGTCACCGATTACAGCAAAATTGCGGCAGAAGAGGCAAAGAGAGCCGCCGTTGTTGTGGACAGTTCGAGATACAAGAAAACGCATAACGATGTTGTGTCTTTTGTGAAAGAGCAAGTTGGCGTTGATCTCAACAAATATCGAAGTGGCGATGGTTCCTCTCCGTCTCACACCACATATTGGGACAAGAGCGGACCAAAAGTTGCATTTGATCTAAAAGGGATGTCGTCGAGCGACCGAACAAAACTCATGCAACTCACACAAAAGCCGTTTGGAGTAACGGTTGAACAGGGTGACGCATGGATTGGCTTTGTTTCAAGGAAAAAGAAGAAAAAGTAAATGTGTAAATACTGTGACACAAGCCGTATACACGAAGAAAATATTGTTGACAGTGGCGTTGGCGATTTTTTAAGCATTGGCGTTGATAAATCAAAAAAGGTTTATTTGAGTGCATGGTGCAACGATGAAGCGGTTTGGTATCCCAATTTTTGCCCTGAATGTGGGCGCCCTTTGAAGAATAATCAAAACCATGAAATTTGACTACAACATCAAAGTCACTGACAACACCCCGCAGCTGCATGAAGCGCTGGAAGCGTGGGTGGAAAGGGTGCTGACCATCTGGGGCATGAAGGTGCAGGACTATGCACAGCTGCTTGTGCCCACAGGCACGGCAGACAGCACCGGCATAGAGGGCTATGTTGGCGGTGCGCTGAAAGCATCCCTTACCTACGTTGTCTCTGCGGCGCAAAAGACCGTGACCATCGGCTCAAACCTGTTTTACAGCGTCTATGTGGAGTTGGGCACCGGTATTTTTGCCGAGAAGGGCAACGGACGCAAAACGCCGTGGGTTTGGCAAGACATCAACGGCAAATGGCACTTTACCCGGGGCATGGCTCCCCGCCCCTTCCTGCGCCCGGCGGTGGAAGATCATATCAAAGAACTGCAAGAGATTGCAGTAGAGGAAGGAAACAAGGAGGCATAAAAGCATGACAGAACTTGAAACTTTGAGCGCACGACTTGAAGAGGCCGTGAAAAAGCAGATAGAAGCTGATGAAGCATATCACAAAGCCGCCGAAGAGGTGGAAAGCATAAAGGCAGAAATGGTGAGAGTAAAAAACAAGCGAGAAAAAGAACTTCATACAATTTGCTTGGGGTATCTTCTCTACCTCTAAAATTTAATATCCAGCGGTTGGCGCACAGCGTCAGCCGCTTTTTTATGCCGTTTTCGCACAACTGGCAGTGCTCCCGGCTCATAACCGGGGAGTTGCAGGTTCGACCCCTGCAAGCGGCACCACACCGGCAGCACGTCCGGCAAATTAAACCTTATTGCCAAGCATGGCAGCCCAAGCAAGGGCAGAAAGGACACACACATGGCACTCGAACGAAAGACTCTCCGGGCGATTCTGGAAGATGAAACGACCGACACCAGCGGCAAGCTCAAGAAAATTCTGGACGTGCTGCATGAGGAAACGGACGCCTTGCAGAACCAACTCGATGAGAAGGACGCAGCCATCGCCAAAGCGGAAAAGGAACGGGACGCAGCCAACAGCGGTAAGCAGACCGCAGAGCAGGCGCTGACCGACTACAAGACCCAGCAGACCGCCAAGGAATCCAGAGCAGCAAAGGAATCCAAGTTCCGGGAGCAGCTCAAGGCCGCAGGTGTGCTGGAAAAGTACTTTGACCGCATCGTGCGACTGTCCGGCGAGGACATCGACAAGATGGAACTGGACAGCAAGGGCAACGTGAAGAACGCGGACAAGCTGGCAGAGAGCCTGAAAACCGACTGGAGCGATTATGTGGGCAGTACCTCCACCAAGGGCGCACCGGTGGACAACCCACCCGCAAACACCGGCTCCAAAATGACCAAAGACCAGATTTTTGCAATCAAGGACGCTGGCGAGCGTCAGGCCGCGATTGCAGCAAATGCCGACCTGTTTACAGGCGGCGGGAAGGAATAATCTATGGCAGCAAAAGAAAATCTGATTACCACCACCGAGATCACCGTCAACCCCCGGGAGATCGACTTTGTGACCCGTTTCCAGCGCAACTGGGATCATCTGCGGGAGATCATGGGCATCATGCGCCCCATCCGTATGCAGCCCGGCACTGTGCTGAAGAGCAAGTACGCACAGGGCACCCTGAAGAGCGGCACCGTGGCAGAGGGCGAGGAGATCCCCTATAGCCAGTACACTGTCAAGGAGAAAGACTACGGCAAGATCACCATCGAGAAGTACGCCAAGGCCGTCTCCCTTGAGGCCATCCAGAATTACGGCTACGAGGTTGCCGTGCAGAAGACCGATGACGAGTTTCTGTACGACCTGACCGCAAAGGTCACCGACAAGTTCTATAAGTATCTGAACACCGGCATCCTGAAGGGCACGCCCAAGACCTTCCAGATGGCTCTGGCGATGGCAAAGGGAAGCGTGGAGAACAAGTTCAAGAATATGCACCGCACCGTCACCGGCGTTGTGGGCTTTGCAAACGTTCTGGACGTGGCCGAGTATCTGGGCACCGCAAACATCACCATCCAGAACCAGTACGGCTTCCAGTACATCAAGGACTTCATGGGCTACAACACCATTTTCCTGCTGTCTGACGGTGAGATCGCAAAGGGCAATGTCATCGCCACCCCCGTGGACAACATCGTGATGTACTACGTTGACCCCTCCGACAGCGACTACGCAAAGGCCGGTCTGGTGTACACCACCGCAGGCGAGGCCAGCAACCTGATCGGCTTCCATACCCAGGGCAACTACACCACCGCCGTGTCCGAAAGCTTTGCCATCACCGGCGTGACCCTGTTTGCCGAGTATCTGGACGGCATCTCTGTCCAGACCATCACCCCGGGCGAATGACCTGCAAGGAGGTGACCCCGCATGACTGTGCCAGAGCTGTGCGTTTACACGCACAATTTTTTTGACCGGTACGATACACCGTTTACAGGGCGGTTCATCATTGGCACGGACTATATCTGGGATGCGATCAACTTCAACACGGACGTGCTTGCAGATCCTGAAAACATCCTGTCCGGGCTTGCGCCGCACCAGTTCTACAAAATAGAGGGCTCTATCTTCAACGACGGAGTACATCAGGCGGGCGATCCTCTGACCCCCGAAACCTTCACCGGCACGGTACAGCCTATGCGGGTTCCCAACGTTTTTGTGGAGCTTGCCAAGAAGATCACTGACTACGATGCAGCCACGCCCGGCGGTGGGCGCTATGTTTCCCAGTCCTTCAACGGATGGAGCGGCACCATGGCTGCCGGCACGGACGGCTTGCCCGCAGACGGCTGCACCCGCTACCGCCGGGAGATCAACCAATGGAGGAAACTGTAATGCCTGTAAACGATTTCACCAAGTTCACCGTGATGGAGAATTTTACAAAAAAGTTCTGCTTCATGGAAAAAAAGCTGGTATCGGACGGCCTGTTTGGCTCTACAACCACATGGGAGGACGGCATGGAGTTCCTTGCCGTAGAGCGCCACGACCAGACCATTGAAGCGCAGCAGGCAGAGCAGCAGGGCACGGCATCCACCTACTCCCTCTATGTGGATAAGGGCATCAAGCTTTCCCCCTTCGACCGCATCAAGCGGCTGGACGATGGGCAGACCTACGAGGTGACCACCGCGAGCAGCGACAAGATTTCTCCCGCCGAAAGCCAGATGAATCTTGCCGTTGTGCAGTGCAAAAAGGTGGTGCTTTCCTGATGGGCGCAGCAGAAGCCATTACCACGGCGCTGAACAGCTATTTTACGCTGTTCAAGATTCCGGTATACCCGGAGGATTTTGTGCCGCAGGGCACTTCCCTGCCCTATATCACGGTGTTGCCTGTCATTCCAAAGGGGTTTGACGAGAGCAGCAACTTCCACGCACGGCTGTGGTATCCGGTGGACGGCGGCAAGCTGCCCATCATCCGCAAAACAGATGAGATGCGCGCTGCCCTCGGGGATGGGCTTACCATCGAGTGCGAGGGCGGCGCAATTCTTTTATGCGCAGGCAATCCGTGGGCGCAGTCTATGGACAACCCGCCGGAAAAATACCTGTGCACATACCTTACTTTTGACGTCACATCCTTTGTGGTGTGAGAAAGGATAACGCATGAACAAAATGTATCACGCCATTTCGCCGGATGCTTTCAAAAAGCTGCAATTTCAGGCTGGCGCACTGCTGAAGAAGTTTGACCCGACTGAAGCGACCCCCATTACAGCGGAGGATATGATCTGCCTGACTTCCGGCGGCATCACCGTCAGCTGCAAGCCCAACACCATTGATCTGGGCGAGAATCTGGACGAAGTGCCCGAGAACACCTATCAGTTGAAGCACATCACCAGTTGGGATTGTGGCCTGTCTACCACCTGCATGACCGTGAGCGCCGACACCATCAAGCTGGAGTTGGGCGCTGCAGACGTGGAAACGGGAACCAACAAGATCACCGTTCGTGAGGATTACAAGGACACGGACTTTCAGGATGTATGGTGGCACGGCAATTTGATCGGCGGCGGCTATGCTGCTGTCAAGCTGATGAAGGCCGTGAGCGATGGCGGCCTTGAACTGAAAACCACCAAGGACGGCAAGGGCAACATCAACCTGAGCCTGAAGGGTCACTACGACATGACCGACACCAGCAAGGTGCCTATGGAGTTCTACGTCAAGGAGGCAGAGTAATGATCCTTACCATCAATCTTGACCCCGTGGAAGCGCTGCCCAAGCTGTATGACGCGGTGGACGGCATCACCCGCATGATCATGGACGCAAAGGACAACGTGGACAACCCGGAGACCAAAGCCGCCCGGGAGACCATCGTTGCCAACGCCATGAAGCTGCTGGGTGCAGAGCCTGCAGAAACCGCAGAGGGCAAGAAAAAGCTGACCCCGCGCGAGTTTGCGCTGGCTGCGCTGGACTTTATCAAGCCGCTGATGAAGCTTGACCCGCAGCGCACCATGAACGCCCTGCACCAGCTGTACACGCTGGAAAAGGGCGAGAAAGACACCCTGCCCAAGGCGTTCACCGCGCTTACCAAGTCCGTGATGCAGGAGGATATGCAGGATTTTTTGTCATCGCTGGCCGACTTGAACGGCCTGAGTTTTGGCACTACCTCTGCCGAGCCGACCTCCAGCATCTCCGCGCCTACGGAATAAAGTATTTCGTCTGGTTTGTCATCAGCGAGATGCGCGAACGCCACCGCACAAAGGCATACCAGCTGTATACGGCTGATATGCTTTTTCTTTGTGCTGTATCGCTGGGGCAGCAGGTGGAGCAGTCCTTCAGCGAGATCATGGCAGAGTACGACAAGCCGCTATCTGAGCGCCGACACGAAACAACACTAGAAGAAGCGCAGGCGTGCTGGGAAAAGACGCTTGCAGACAGTAAAAAAGCCGCAGAGCAGAACGGAGGTGGTGGGACCTGAACATTTTTAATTTGATGGCCACTTTGGGGCTTGATACCTCCGAGTATGAGCAGGGCATCGAGCAGGCCAGAAAAGAGACGCAAAGCGCCGCAAACTCGCTGAACCGCAGCGCAAACACCGCCGGGAGCGGCGTTTCTGGCATGGCAAGCCAGTTTGCAGCAGCCAGCGCAAAAGCGACTGTCCTTGCAAATATGCTTACTTCGCTTGGGACAAAGGCGGTAGGCCTTGCAAAGGGCTTTGTGGAGATGGGCATTTCTTATAATGCCCAGATAGAAAAGTACACCACCGGCTTTACCAATATGTTGGGCAGCGCACAGGCCGCGCAGGAAGCCATGCAGGCTATTCAGGAGGACGCAGCCCGCACCCCGTTTGACGTGGCATCCCTGACGCAAGCAAACCAGTTGCTCATCAGCGCAGGCGAAAATGCTGCGTATTCCCGCAAGGTCATCAATGCACTGGGCGATGCAGTTTCCGCAACCGGCGGCGGCAACGCCGAACTATCCCGCATGGCTGCAAACCTGCAGCAGATCGCAAACGTGGGCAAGGCTGCAACGATAGACATCAAGCAGTTTGCCTATGCCGGCATCAATATCTATCAGATTTTGGCAGACTACACCGGCAAATCGGTGCAGGAAGTCCAGAATATGACCATTAGTTACGACCTTCTTTCACAGGCGCTCATAGCAGCCAGCGAGGAGGGCGGGCGTTACTATAACGCCATGGACACCCAGAGCCAGACCATGAACGGGCGTATATCCACCCTGAAGGATAACGTCAGCCAGTTGGCGGGTCTTTTGACTGGAAATCTTACAAGCGCTCTTGGTGGTGTTATTTCCAAACTGAACGAAATGGTTCTGGCTGCTCAAGACGCATACAAGCTTGACGGATGGAGCGGCCTTATCGGAGAAATAACAGGTCTTACCAGCGTTATAGACAAGGCTAAATCCTCTGCTGTTGGCCTGAAAGCTGTTTTTGATGCTTTGAAAAGCGGAGAAATTGGCATTTTCCATGGTGACTGGGATGCTGTTTATAAAAAGGCATTCGATTCAGACCAAGAAAGCAAAAAAATCCAAAAAGAAAGCAGAAAAAACTGGGACAATAACCATAGTGGCATGGTCTGGGATGAAAATGACGGATGGGTACCCGCTAAAACAAGCGGAACATCTGGCACTTCCATCGTCACAAGCCCTTCCAGTCCTTCCGGCAAGACTGGAAAACCCTCAAAATCCAAATCCAATACTGAAACCGTCATAGCGTCCGTGTCGCACACCGCAACCACCACCGCACAGAATGCGCTGGGCGCTGTGACTACAAGCGTTGAGACCTTGCAGGAGAAGGTAAAGGACGCAGCGGGCAACATCAAAGACCGCGTGACCGAGACCACCACCGAGACCGGCAAAGAGATGGTCAACGGCGTTGCTACCACCTATACGCTTGTGACCAAGAAAGTTACGGACGCGAACGGCAAGATAAGCACCACGACCAAAAAGGTCTACGCCGATATGTCCAAGACCCTGCTTGGCACCCTGACCACCATTGCAGAAAAGACCTTCAACGGCATCACCACCACCACGCAGCAGGCCGTGGAGACCTACGCGGACGGCAGCCAGCACATCAAGACCACCGCCACCGAGACCGGCGAGCGCATTGTGGACGGCGTGCGGCAGACCTACACCAAGGTCATCAGCTACATTGACGGCGTGCAGGACAAGGTGACAGAGACCGCGCAGAACATCGACAAGAGCATCAAGGCGACCCAAAAGCGCATTGACGAGAATTTAAGCAAGGCACAGCAGCAGTCCAACAGCGGAATCTTTAAGCTTGGCAAAAACCTGTACACCGACCTCAAAAATCAGGACTGGGCGGCGCTTGGGCTGGATATCGTCAACGTAATGTGGGGCGAGGTATCACAGGAGCAGCGCGAAGTCCTGTCCGACTGGGCAAACAAGGCGCTGGAAGCCATCAACGAGGCTTATTCCGGCGGCGGTCTGAGCGAGGCGTTCAAGGCTTTTAAGCAGATCATGTCCAACGGCATCAAAGCAGATGCAGACGGCGTTACAACGAGCGTGGACGGCCTGAATCAGGTATTCCAGAAGCTGGGCATCAACGTTTCCGATGTCGGCAGCAATATCATGGGCGTGCTGGGCACCATGGGTACCGGCATCGGCACCTTTGTCTCCAACGCGGGCACTGGTATTGCAAAACTTGCCGGGAGCATGGGCAGTCTGGGCACGATCGCAAAGGGCGCAGGCGGGCTGATCGCAAAGGTGGGCAGCCTGATCATCTCGAACCCGGAAGTTGCCGCGATCATCGCCATTGTGGCGGGTGTGGTGGCGCTGGGCGCTGCACTGTTTGCAAAGTTTGGCAAGGGCAAGAGCAGCGGCGGGCAGGCTGTGAGCCACTACGAAAGCCCCTTTGCCGGTCATGACGTGTACGACAGCCTGACCGAGTTCTCCACCCGGGCAGCCATGCAGCACCGCTACATGGAAAAGACCACCGGCACGGATGCACAGCTGGGCATTTTGCAGCAGATCCGCGATATGCTGGACGAGCATCTGCCGGATATCGGCACCGGGCAGCTTGTCATGGACGGCGAAAAGGTGGCCGATATGCTCACACCGCGCCTTGCAACCAACATGGATACCAGCATGGGCGTGTACACCCTGCGGGCAGAAAGGGGTGTTTAAATGGCAATCCACAGCGCAAAGCTTGGCAATTACGACACCCTTGCAACGTGGGGACTGTGCATGAAGGTAGGCAGCCCGAGCATCGGCGAGCCTGAGCCGGACGAGACCCTTGTGCAGATACCCGGATCTGACACGCTGCTCAACCTTACTACCTCGCTGGACGGCAAGGTGCACTACAAAAAACGCACTATTACCATGGAACTGCTTTGCACCGCACCGAAAAAGCTGTGGAAGGTACTGCAAAGCCGTCTGCACAATGCCCTTGAGGGCAAGTGGCTGCAATGCGTGTTTGACGATGACCCCTCCTGGTACTGGGAGGGGCTGTGGCACGTCAAATTCGTGCCGGGGCGGATCTCCGCAACGGTCACCATCACCGGCAGCTGCAACCCGTACAAGTACAACGTCTACGACGGCACACAGGATATCCGGTGGGATGACATCAACTTTGAAACGGACATCCTGCGGGACTACCGCAGCATTGCGCTGCCAGCCGATACGCCGGTGGATGTGGTCATCTACGGCGCACCGCACACCGCTGCGGTCTACTTCCATCGCGGCGAAAGCGAGGCAAATGTGTCGTTGCAGGTCAACAAGGCCTATGCGGGCAGCCTTGCCAAAACGACCGAGTGGCAGTATCTGGAGGGGCTGGACATCCCGGACGGTGGAACCGTCACCCTGACCTTTACCGCCACCGCTGCAAGCAGCATCACCATCAAGTATCTGGGGGCAAGCTTATGAGTTACAAGATCTATGCCGGCACGCAGACCGGCGTGGACAGCTGGGAAAACCGGGTCTGTATCTATGCGCCCGGCTCTGCGCTGGAGACCACGAAGCTGATCAGTCCCACCCTGACCCGGGAATTTGGAAAGGCCGGAAATCTGGAATTTACCATCCCGCTGGGCAACGTGGCGCACAGCGCGCTGCAAAAGCTAAAAACGGTGGTGTCCGTGGAACAGGACGACAAAGAGATCTGGCAAGGCCGGGTCATGAACCACGAGCAGGATTTTCTGCTGCGACAGAAGGTGTACTGTGAGGGCGAGCTTGCCTATCTCAACGACACCGATGTACCGCCCTACACCGCCAAGGACGTGACCATCCGGCAGTTTTTGGACTTTCTCTGTAAGAATCACACCAATCTGACCGACAGCTATAAAAGCTTCCGCATCGGAAACGTCACAGTGAAGGAGCAAAAGCGGTATGTGCCGGTAGCCGAAAAGTGCTATCTGAAGCTGGACTATGCAGCAAGCAGCCCGGACGAGCATGGCGACTATTACCAGATATGGGGTCTGTACTCCCAAAACGGGAACCGACTTGAAGAGAATTTTTCCTATATTTTTTCCGACTATGAGGAGGTGCAGACCCCACCAGCACAAAACTGGCCGCTGAACGAGATCGTAACCGGAAAGGAGTACCTTGCCTGGCGCACGGGATACAACCAGTTTACCCTCCGAAGAAACGCAGTCTCTCAGGGCAGCAAGACCTACGATGCAGAGCAGACCATTGTTACCACGTCCATCACTACGCCAATAGAGACCTATAAGTTTGGCAGTACCATTAAAGTGGCCAAAAAGGACACCGAATCCACAACGTACAGCATCAAAACGGAAAAAGACGGCACGGTCAACGTGTACGTCAACGGGGAAAAGTCCGCAGACTACACCCCGCAGCTTGTGGAGGAGTTGCACGAGTTCGGCGACGGCAAAAACTACGGCAAAACATGGGGCATTCTGCAAAGCGAGCTTGTGGACGTGTACGGCGGCTATCTGGTAACCCGGCACGAAACGATTCATTACCCCTTGTTCCCCGGTCTGAACAAAAGAGCACGCTATCTGGACTATGTACAAGACGCGACCGAGCGCAACGTGCAGGGCATTACCTTCGGCACGAACCTGCTTGACTTGACCAGCTACGTCAAGGCCGAGGATATCGTCACCCGAGTGATCGCCATCGGAAAGAAAAAAAGTGGCTGGTTTTTGTGGGAAACCACCAACACCCTGACCGCCACGGCCAACGATACGACCGCGCAACAGCTGTACGGCCTTATCACCCGGTATCTTGTGCTGGACGGCACGGCAAACACACAGCAGTCCCTGCAGGACGCGGCAGACACAGAGCTGGGCAAGCATCTGCGCCTTGCGGACGGCATCACGGTGAAAGCCGTAGACCTGAAGGACGCAGGCGTGGACGTGGAGCGCATCGCCTTTGGCAAGCTGACCCACATTATTTCCGCGCCCCATGGCATTGATGTGTGGATCAATTGCAACAAGCTCGTAGAGCCGCTGGACAACAAGCCTGACAAAAAAGTATTCACCTTTGGCAAAAAATTTTCAAGCATCTCCGACCTGCAGGCGCTCAGCGCCCGCAAAGCAACCACCGCGTATGACCTGAGCCGCACGCTCAAGGGGTACGCATCTGATGTGCAATCTTATGCGCTGCAAACAACGGAGGCAGACGATGAAACCATTTAAAGAAGTAATTGACGGCATCCGCAAAGCCGTTATGGCATCCGAAGTGCGCGAGGATCTCGCCCAGATGGGCGAGTATGTGGAGCAGTTTGCAAACACGGCGGGCGAAAACATCCAAAAAGCCATCGACCCCACCCTCTCCCTCTCCGGCAAGGCTGCGGATGCGAAAGCGACTGGAGATGCGGTTGGTCAGCTAAAGAGGGCTTTGGCTGATTTTACTGTGGAAAGTGAAGAGAAGAAGACGCGCATGGAGAATCCTGAACATCACGCAGGATATTGGTGGGATGGAGAGCACGCAAACGATTCGTATTTTTATGTTAAACTATCGGTTAATGCCGGGGATGTAATTTGTGCCATAAACACGCTTAACAACAACATTCCCCCAGTACGTTTTGTCGATGCTTACTCTGGAGCAAATCGTGTTGGTGATGCTAGCAGTAGTACAGACATAACGGAATATACTGTACCCGCCACTGTTGATACGTTGTATTTGTCAATCAATGCCAGAGAAGGCGAACGAGATTACATTCAAATCAAAATAACTACAACAGTAATTAAATCAATTATTGTTCCGTTTAATAAAAATGGAATAATGACGAAAATCTCATCGCTTGCAAGCGGGTATTCCTTGACTGCGTGTGAAAACTTCGATGTTAAGAAAAATCAGTCATATCGCTTTTATGCCCGTTTTGATACCTTCAATTCTGTGTCTGTATGTCACGGCTACAAAATATATGGTGGGTCATGGATTGAGGTTGGGTCAACAAATATCACTGCTTATTACTATAATGGTTCTTCTGCTGTACAGATGGGGCAGTGGGCACATGGACTTGCCATTTCAGGATTCATTGGAGTAATTGTAAATGTCGGTAATGTACAAAACCTTAGAGCAAAAGTTACAGTCATGTCTGAGACTGGTGACTTTACACAAGATGATGTTCCCATGGGCGGCTGCGCTGGCGATGTATCCGCATTCGGTATACAGAAAATGACAGATGTATCTCTTTCGTATAGCATCGGGGATTTGAATGCAGATGTTTGGGTGTTTGGTGATAGTTATACATCTCTTGGTGACCCTAATCGTTGGACACACAAGCTAATGGATTACGGCTATAAAAATCTGCTGATGAGTGGATTCTCCGGCGCGACTAGCGCAGATCAGATTAAATCGTTCAGAAATTTGATTTCAATTGGAAAGCCGAAATATCTTGTGTGGGCTCTTGGCATGAATGATTCAGATACAGATGCTGCTGTTAATACAAGCTGGAAAGAGAGTTTTGACGAAGTGTCCGCGTGGTGCAATTTAAACAAGATTCAATTTGTCGCATGTACAATTCCCAACACGCCGCGAGTGCGAAACGTGGAGAAAAATGAAATCGTCCGTTTAAGCGGGTACAGGTACGTTGACTTCGCGAAGGCAGTGAATGCGGAAGAAGTCGGCTCTACATGGTATCCTGGAATGCTTTCTACTGATAATGTCCATCCTATCGAACTTGGAGCGAAAGCTCTTGCAAACAGGTTCTTGGTGGATGTGCCGGAAGTAATGGGCTAAAGGAAGCTTTATCTAACCTTAAAAACAAAAAAGGAGTCTCAAAATGCTGCACACCATCCTCAACTTCCTCGCTTCCCTCTTCTCCGCCCTCTCTCGAGCGGCAGATGCCTCTACTTCTGACCCCGTGTCCACCGTGGACCCCCAGAGCGCTGCTCCTCCCGGCTGGGATGGCGCACCGCCCTACCGATACATTGACGTGAGCCGGTATCAGGGCAAAATCACCCTCAACGGCTGGCGCAAAATTAAGGCGGCGGGCTACAAGGGGGCAATGCTCAAGACAGTATCCACCAACAGCAAGCTGAGCAAACGCAAGGACGGCCTGTACATCGACCCCACCTTTGAGACCAACTACCGCAACGCCCGGGCTGCCGGGCTGGACGTGGGGGTCTACTACTACACCTACGCCACCAACAAGGACATGGTCAACGCAGAACTCTCCCTGCTGCGTCAAGCAGTCTACGGAAAGGAGCTGACTCTGCCGGTGGCGGTGGATGTGGAGGACAACAAGCTCAAGCCCATGAGCACCCTCGACCTCACCAACCTCACCGCCTACGCGCTGGAGCAGGTGGAGAAAATGGGCTTTTACGCCCAGCTGTACACCTACACGGGTTACAGCTATGAGCTGGACATGCAGCGCCTAGCAGGACGCTGGGACGTCTGGTTGGCCGACTACACGGGCAAGACGCCCAAGGTGGATTTCAAGTACAATGCCCACCAGCACACCAGCAAAGGCAGCGTGCCGGGCATCTCTGGCAACGTAGACCTCAACGTGACCGAGATCAACTACCCCCGTATCATCCGCAAGAAGGGTCTGACCCGTCTCCGGGAGGGCGCATGAGCGAAAAAGAAGCTTTGCTGTGGGTGCTGGGCATCTTGGGCAGCGTGTGCGCCGCCGCGATCACACTGGACAAGGTGCTTGACATTATCCACAAGTACATCAAAAAAGTCAAAGAGCCGGACGCCGAACAGGACAAGCGTCTGGACGAGATGGACAGGCGTATCAGCACCATCGAACAGGGACAGCTGCAGCATGGTGCTGCCCTGACCCGCGACCTTGAGCGATTTACCGAAATTGACGAGGTAAACCGCCTAACGCTTGAAGCTGTCCGCGCCCTGCTGGAATCGCAGCTGACCGGAAACAACGTGGCAGCCATGCAAGCCAGCAAGGAGAAAATCGATAACTACCTGATGGAAGGAGTAACCAAACATGGAAGCAATTCTTAACTTTATCCCCGCACCCATCGCACTGGTACTGATGTTCATCGGCTTTGCCGCGCTGGCCGTTGGTGCCATCCGGCTGGGCTACAAGCAGTACGTCAAGGAATGGGCGCTGGAGCTTGTGACCATCGCCGAGGACAGCATCATGGGCAGCGGACAGGGTGCCAAGAAAAAGGCGCAGGTCTTTGCCATGCTGCGGGGCGCACTGCCAGACTGGCTGAAGCCCATCATCACGGACGAGGTGCTGGACGCGGTGATTGAAAAGGCCGTCAGCCTGATGAAGAAAGCACTGGCAGAGAAAAATCCCGCGATCGGGAAGTAAGGAGGATATCATGGCAAGCACTACATACGAGCATTTTGTTGACATTAACAAAATGTACTCCGCACAAGAGCAATTCCGTGACATCACGAAAATGGTCTGTGCACGTTTTCGTGGCCTCACGAAAACATACCATATCGGCAATGTCAACGAACTGGTGACGGTTTGTCACCGGTTTGCTGTCATTGGCAGTATGGTGCGCAACGCCGGACAGCTTCCGCAGCCGTTTCAAACGTGCCCAGAACCTCCCTATGCGCCGTAAGCGCAACATACGGCTTTGCCCTTGAGCCGTTCAATTTATACACGCTGCCGCTGCCCTTTGGACGGCGGCGCTTTTTTCTTTGCGCGGGCGGTGCGGTATCCGGCAAGCGCTTGCCACACCATGGGCAGAATGCAGCGCCGTCCTGGATCTCTCGCTTGCATCTGATGCACTGCATAACCTTACTCCTTTCGTCGCCCTATATAGCCAAGAGCGCCGTTTTCAGCGGCAGCGCGCCCGGCTTTGTAATGGATCTTCAGATCGTCAATGGGCGGTTGAGGGCCGTCCGGGCATGGGTCAAGCCCTCTGATCTGGGCAAAGGTATACTGGTCTATGATGGTGCCGCACACGCTGGCCCTGTTGTTGAGCGGGCAGTGCAGGTTTGCAGCTATCTCCGATATGACAGCAGGCGGGCTGCTGCCATGCTGCCCCTTCAGCACAAAGAGGAGCAGCCGTTTCGTTAGAGGCGGAAGCGCCTGCACAATAGCGCGCAACTCCCTATCTATCTCGTCGTCCTGTTTTTGCTGATCCGGCACCGCATACAAGTCCGGGTGCAACACCTCCATGAACACCGTGATGGGTGACACCCCGCACGCCGTGCACCAGTCCATGATCTCGTCACTGTCCGGGCTGGTGCATCCTTTTTCCCAGCTCTGCACGGTGCGTTCTCCCTTCTCAATGCGCCTTGCGATCTCCACTTGGCTCAAGCCCGCAGACACCCGTGCTTTTGCAAGTGCTTTCCCGATTTGGCTCGCCGTAAAATAACTCATATACACCCTTCCCCCTCAAATATAATGCGTGATAAAAACAAAAAATGGCGCAGAAAAAATCCGCGCCATTCGACAAATTTTATCCGTATTTCATTTTCCTCTTTCTCATGGTAGAATTTGGTACATAAGTTGACACAATTACCAAAAATCAGGAGGAAAACAAAATGAAAAACGTTCAAACGTTCGACACAGACCCGGAAATGACCATCATTGACGGAATGCCCGCCAGCGTGCTTACCGGCACAGCCAAAACCCCGCAGCCTTGGGAGGATTGAGCCATGACCAACAACAAGACCGCCTGTTTCTGCAACCACATCCGCGCTGCGCTTGCATGCTACGTTGATATGACCCCGGAGCAGCAAGCCCTTGCCGCCATGTACGCCAACCGCAAGATCACCGGCCTGCACACCCTGCGCGCCGCAGCGGTAAGCCCCGGCGGGGAGTGCGCCGCCCAGTTGTTGCAAAAAATGCAGCAGCTGGACACCGACAGCCAGTAACAACGCGCATATTTTGCGCAATTAAAATCGATTGACGCTTACGCCAAACGGTTGTTAAATGCAGTTGTAAACAAGTTTACAGGCCAAGCAACTGAGATTTCTTTGCGTTGTACTCCGTTTCCGTGATGGCACCCATATCCAGCAGCTGCTTAAACTTCAAAAGTTCATCAGCTGTGCTGGACGCAGCCGGGGTAGCGGCTTGCGGCCTCTCAGAGCCAGCTTTACAGTTCCTGAGAAAATCAGTTGTGCCACCGGGATAAACCGTTGTCGGTAAGTTGCTTTCCCCAAGAGGAAGGACGAAGCGAATAGAGATATTTTCTTTGCTGTAGGCTTTGTGGGTTTCAGTTTTTGCGGTAGCAGCACCTACAATCGCGCCTACAGAACCAGCAACGGCTGCGCCTATTACTGCACGCCCAATGCCGCCCTTGGTTTCGGTCACCGTCAGATCGTCAGGCGCATCCGATTCGTACCCTGCGACTTCATCAAAACTGTAAATCATGCGTGGGCCTTTATCACCACCGCGGTGTCCAAAGTAAAACAGCCGGTTGACCTTATCGATAGAGACAAAGAGTGCATCGCGGTCAAAGATGGAATCGGTCTCTTTAAATGTTCTGCGGCGGCTTTCCAGTGTAACCCAGTATTCCGCAAGTGCAGCTGTCGGTTGCTTTGCTGCACGGATGCCCAATTTTGAAAAGAAAAAGTTACTGCACCCGGCACAGATCAGGCCGTCCGCGCTCTTCTCGCGGTTCAGCAGCCCCAACTTGCCACCGCAGACGGGACAGATACTTGCCATGATAACCACCTCAAAATAACAAAAATAGGCAGCCAAACAGCTGCCGGAAACCTTAAATTATCAATGATCTAGTCAAAGGGGGAAAATAAAGTGCAAGATAATAGCACAATGTTTGCAAAGTATGATATAATGGAAAAAGAAAAGTGCCGTCTCAAGACTTTGTTTTCTTCCATGACGGACGATGAAAAAAAGGATGTGCTTCTTCATGCAGAAAAACTGCTCAAGAGCAGAAAGGAGTAAACACATGGATATCGGCAAAGCCCTTTTGTACGCAAGCGCACCGTTTGTCTATGCCCAGATGTTTTTGCGGGGGAAATGGAGACCCAATGTTCACCCGTACCGAACGATCAAGGAAAAAGAGGACGAAGTCAGAAGATACAAAACTGCAATCGCTTCCGTTCTGGCCATGGAAAACTCCGGCTTGCCATCCATCAAAAACACGGAATGTTACAAGTGCAGGCACCTTTGCCAGATTTGGACGCATCAGAACTACGCTTTTAATATCGGCTGTGCCAAAGGCCTGACCGAAGAAGAAATCTTTGAAAGGGCCAAGCGCGTTGCCGACATCCTCAAAATTTCAGACCTGAGACAGAACCCAACAAATCCGACGCAGATCGAAGCAGTTGATCCGCCTGATCTCTTCGCAGCTCTTGAAGATAGGATTCTCCGCCTAGCGAAAGAGAATACGTGCAGCCAGACGTTGTTGAACCAAAAAGACCATCGCACGAAGTGTATATGGGATGTTCCTCAATCAAACCGCGATGCTTCAGGTTCTCAATGTACCGATTCTGGCCGTTGAAACTGAAATCCTCGCCGGAAAAGAGACAGACTTCGTGCTGGTTCATTTTCCCGTTGTGCTTCTCCATATATAATAGGAGCGCAAGGCTTGCTTTATCCAGAAACTCAACCATTGGAATCACCCTTTCTTGAAGCTACCTTAAATTTTGCATACTCCAGCACTTCAGCAAGCTCCTCAGCAGTCAGCTGATCGAGCACGGCACTGAATGCTGCATCCAGCTCGCTCCCACCGGGAGCGGGCTTTTCTTTTTGGCTTTCATTGCCAGAAACCAAAGATTCAACGCTTATCTCAAAATAATTTGCAATTTTTTCAAGCGTCTCGTACTTCAATGTCTGTTTTCTACCAGACTTCAAATCGGATAAAGAGCCACGCCTTGCACCGGAATCTCTGCACATCGTGGTCACGTTGACACCGCGCTTTTTGCAAAGGTGTTCGATATTGTTGTACAAGTTTGCCATAATTCCAGACCTCAAATTGTGAGTTGCGCCGAAATTACGCGAACGCTTAAAAAAGCCTTGCATTTTACGCGAAAGCGTATTATACTAAGACCATACCGCGATGGCGTAATACATGATTTCTAGCAATTTCATTATATTACACTTATGCGTAAAAATCAATAGTTTGGAGGTGAAAAAATGACAGAAAAGAAGCCTCTTTGTGAATTTGGCAAGCAAATCGAGATTGCATTGATTCAAATGGACAAGCGCAATGATTGGTTGATTGAGCAGGTCAAAGAGGACACAGGCAGGTATTTTGACCGTTCATACCTGCACAAGGTCAAGACGGGAGAAATCGAGACACCGGGTATTTTGCATAGCATCCGCAAAATCCTGAACATCAACACCCATACAACTTAAAAAGGAGGAAGCAAATGCCTGATTTTGAAACATTTCTGCTTGCGCTTGCATCAATCGTTGTCATCATTGTTGCCTTTGGCTTTTCGTGGGCGATTATATCCGGTCTTTGGTGGCTTGTTTGCTACCTTGTTGGATGGCAGTTCACTTTTGGCGTGTCCACTGCAATCTGGATTGCGGCAATGATTCTGAAATGGGTGACAAGCCATGATTAAGCCTGAACCGTGGACTGGTCGATTGATCGGCAAAATGCACAACAACGAAGTCACGCTGGAACAGCTTGCGGAACGTCTGGGATGGACAAAGAGCTATTGCTCCATGATTCTGAACAGCAAGCGCAAGCCGCACGGCATCCGCGAGAAGATGGAAGCCGCAGTTAGTGAACTGATTAAAGAAAAGGAGGACAAAACGGCATGAACAACGACAAAAAGCCCAGTTGGAAAGAACGACTTTCCAACTGGGCACCTACGGATATCATGGTTGCGGCTGTAATTGTGACTGCAATCAATGTGTCGCTTGTAGTATTCCAAATATTATGGTGGCTGCTAAGGTGAGTATTCCAACAACAAGAGCCGATGCAGAATAAAATCGATTTTTCTTGTTTTCTTTTGCTTGCTCGCGGTCTTTGATTTCCTGCTTTTGCTGGCTTTCTTCAAACTGCTGGCGCAGCTGCTTCAAATCTTCCGCATACCCCAGCTGTACCTCATACAGTGTAGGCTGCTGCGAGACTTTCGGACTGGAATAATTCACTTTGCTGGCGTTCAGAATGCGCTCTAATTCATCTGTACGCTGGTTCATGGATCCCCGCTGATTCATTTTTTCACCCCCTCCCGCTCAAGTATAGCACAGGAGGGGCAGAGTACAAGGAGGACAAAAAAATATGACAGACATTATCTTATCCACCCAGAACGGCGAACCGGTAGCATCCAGCCGCCAGATCGCCGAGAGTTTCGGCAAGGAACACAAAAATGTGATACAGGCTGTCGCAAATCTCGTGGATAAAAATTCAGCCGCCAAATCTATGTTTTACGAAACAACGTTTGAGAACCGGGGCAAACAGTACCCCATGTACCTGATGAACCGTGACGGCTTCACGCTGCTGGCGATGGGCTTTACCGGCAAGGCAGCGCTGGAGTGGAAACTGAAGTACATTGCAGCGTTCAACGAGATGGAGAAGAAGCTGAGTGCTCCGCAGATGCCCAAGCTCAGCAAGGAGATGCAGGCGCTGTTTCTGCTGGACGACCGCACCCAGAAACAGGAGCAGCGGCTCACGGCGCTGGAGAACACCATGACGGTGGACTACAACCAGCAGCGCGTGCTGCGCAAGAGCATCAGCCGGTCGGTGATTAGCGCCCTTGGTGACGAGAAAGCACCGGCCTACATCGACAACCATGTGCGCAGCAAGGTTTACAGCGAGTGCAACCACGATGTGCAGGACTGGTTCAGGGTAAACAGCGTGGGCAACATCCCCCGCAAGCGCTTTGACGAGGCTGTGGAGTACATCCAGCGCTGGAAGCCCAGCACCAACACCGTGATGCTGATCCAGCAGACCAACGGCCAGACCAGCCTGTTTGAGATGGGGTGTGCAAAATGACGCTGACCGGCATACGTCAAAAGGGAGGATGATGCACCATGCGTCCCACAATGACCATTCACGATTGTTGCGAGCTGATGCGCGCAAACTTGATCTCTGTAAGCGAACCAACGCTTAAGGCAATGATTCAGGCGGGGCTGTTTCCCGGGTGGGCTGTTCCCTCTGTAGCCACCAAGACCGCCGCGCCGCTGATCTCCCGCGCTGGATTTATCGCATGGATGAAAGATTTTTACAAGCTAGAGGAGGTATACGGACTATGAAACGACTGAACACCATCACCCTTGCCGGTTTCGCGGTGTGCGGCTTTTTGCTGGGCATAAAAGCGCTGGATCTGGTTGAAGCTGGCATCACCCTGCTGCTGATGGTCTGGGGCGGTTACGCCTACGGCGCCGCTGCTGCCCGCGCCCCGCTGGTGCTGTGGGCTGCGCTTTGCACGGCGGCAGGGCTTGCCTTGAGCCTGTACGAACTGCACCGCGAGAACCAGCAGTATAAGCGCAGCAGCAAGGTGCACAAGCAGCCTGAGCACACCGTCAAGCCCGCAAACCGCAGAAAGGTGGGCTAACATGACGCTGGAAGAGCACATTCAGGCGCTTATCAAGCAGTACCAGAAGCTTCAGCGCCGGCACAAACTGCACGCAGAGAACGCCTACTATAAATTTCAAAGCGATATGTGGCAGGCCATGTCTGACGACTACGCCATCATGGTAGAGGACTTGCAGCAGGCGCTTGAGAACGCGGAGGACGTACACAATGGCTGACTACTATCATTATGTGATGTGGTACACCGTGTATGATGCAAAAAACGGAAATCTGCTTGCATCCGGCACATCTGATATGTGCGCCCGGCGGCTCGGGTATAAAAGTGCAAACAGTTTTGCATCATCGGTTTATCATTGCCGCAAGAAAAAGAGAAAGCCGCACAAGTATTCCTTTTTTCAAGAAGTCATAAAGCGCGACGAGGTGGACAGCCTGCCGCCGCCAGCCACAAGAGGGCGGGCAAAAGCAAGCAAAAACCCGCCGGTATTACCAGTACCAGCGGGTCGAGAAAAAAGGTTGATGGTTGAGCCCCATCACCACAAAAATACCACAATATGCGGCAAACCGCAAGGAGGTAAAACGTGAAAACCTTAATTTTTATCGTTCTGTGCGCAAACCTTGGGTACATCGCCCTTGGCTGGCGGCACAACAACAGGAGGTGAGCGTATGGCACTTTTAAAGGTTTATGATGTGACCAAAAATCAGCCGGATGACCTTGTTTCATCGCAGAATATCGCAGACGTTTCGGACGCGATCATCATTACAGACGAACTTGTAAAGCGAGAGCCCGCCTATCTGTACAAGGTATTTGATTCCAGCATGAATGTTGTTTATATGAGGTGAATTTTTATGCAAAGCGATTCCCAAAAGCGCCTTGCAAGGCGTGCCAGTATCAAGGAACTTTCCAACAAGGCCGAGGGCATCTATTACTACATCAAGCCGCAAAATATGCTGTTCAGGCTTATCAGTGCTGGCAATGAACTTGCCAGTTCAATCAACGGTGCAGTGGCATATTTCACGCATTTTGCACAGAACGGCAGTATGGATGACACCGCGAGCCGCGAGGTCATAGACCGCATCTACCGCAAGGTGGGCAGCATGATGTGCGATATCGACATCATCCACGCGGCCGGCGGTGCAGAAATCATGCCTGAACCGTATGAAAGCATAGATTTTTGTTACATGATTGAGTTTCGCACCCTTCTGCGGGAAGCAGTTATCAATGGTCTGCCGGATGATTACAAAGGCGTGCAGCAGAACCCGACACAAATCCGGCTCATGAAGCCCGGCGTTGCATATCATGCCACGATTCCAGACGAGTATGATGACCCGTTTTTTGACCAGTTTGTCCGCAAAGAAGAGCAGCGAGACCGGAAAATCGTATTCCGGTGCACAAAGTCAGAGCTTGACGCCATCAAGCGTTATGCACATATCATCGATGTAAAATACACTGAGGAGGAGATTCATCATGCCTGATATCAAAATCGAAAAGACCCCTGTTGAGCAGCTTCAGAAGCCCGCAGCGCCCGCAGAAACCCTTACTCCTGTCAATCCCCCTGCCGCACCCGCACATCGCGCCCTCTCCTATGCTGAGAAAGTGCAGGGATTGACCGCAGACGAACGGATCTGGCAGCTGGCAAAGTCCAAGGCCGTTGCACTGTCCAACCTGCCTGACGGCTGGCTTCCCAAGACCTACGCCGGAAACGTTGGTGCTTGCGCCATCGCCTGCGACATGGCACAGCGCATGGGAACCACCGAACTGTTTGTGATGCAGAACCTTTACGTCGTCTACGGTCAGCCTACTTGGAGCGGCAAAAGCTGCAAGGCACTTATCGACAACAGCGGCCAGTTTGCAGGGCGCTCCCGCTATCGCATGGAAGGTCAAGAGGGCGCGGACACATGGGGCTGCCGCCTGATTGCCGTGGACAAGTTGACCGGCGAAAAGGTAGAAGGACCGAAGGTCACGGTGCAGATGGCAAAGGATGCAGGCTGGTGGAACAAAAACGGCAGCTACTGGCCTAAGATGACCGAGATGATGCTCAAGTACCGAGCAGCCGCCTATTTTGCCCGCGCTGAGTGCCCGGAAGTTCTGATGGGCGCAAACATCGACTACGAGGCCGGTGCTGGTGACAGCGCAGATGAGGAGCCGAACCATGCTTAACGTTGTAGCAATCATGGGTCGCCTTGTGGCAGACCCGGAACTCCGCACCACCCAGCAGGGCACCAACGTGTGCACCTTCCGCATTGCTTGCGAGCGTAGCTATACCCCGAAAGGCCAGCAGCGTCAGGCTGATTTTGTGGATATCGTGGCATGGGGCAAGACCGCCGAATTTATCTGCAAGTTCTTCCAGAAGGGCAGCATGATCGCCATTGACGGAAGCCTGCAGACCCGGAATTATCAGGACAAGCAGGGCAACAAGCGCACGGCGGTGGAAGTCGTGGCGAATAATATCAGCTTTGCAGGCGCTAAGGCGGCAGATAAGCCCGCTGCGCGAGATTTCGACCAGCAGACGCAAAACTACACCCACGAAGCAAAATCCGCACAGAGCGCCCCGCAGCCCGACTACACGCAGGGCAGCATGGACGATTTCGCCGTGATAAACGACATGGCTATACGGGCGTGCGGAAGGAGGTGAATACATACGGCTACCGGAAAAAGATACTACTGGCTAAAACTCAAAGACAGCTTCATGCGGTCTGACGCGGTGGATTTTCTCATGGGTCAGAAAAACGGCGCAAACTATGTGGTGCTGTACCAGATGCTCTGCCTTATGACTATCAATACCAACGGCAGGCTTTCGCGGCAGATTGGCGAAGTGATCATTCCGTATGACGTGGACAAGATTCAGCGCGATACTAAGTGGTTTTCTACCGATACCGTGCGCGTCGCGCTGGGGTTTTACGCGAAACTTGGGCTGATTTATCAGGAAAAAGACGGCACGCTGGTGCTTGCAAACCACTCGGAAATGGTCGGAAGCGAAACTGATTATGCAGCACAAAAAAAGTTGCAAAGAACGAACCAGCGTCAAATTAATGCAGAACACTGTGGACAATGTCCACAGGATGTCCACACAGACGTCCACAAAAATGTCCATACAGATATTAGATATAAGATATTAGATATAGATAAGTCGTCGTCATCTAAAGATGACTCCTCCTATATAGGGACGAGGACGACGAAATCTCTAGTGGATTTTTTTCGGGAGAATGTCAGCAAGCTGAGCAAGACTGGAGAAAAAGAGCTGACCGGCTACATAGAGCGCATGGGCGCAGATCTTGTGTACGCGGTCATGAACAAGTGTGTGGATCTGGGCGGCGGCAGCTGGGCGTATGTCCGCAAGGCACTGGAAGAAGCGGAAGGACTTGGCTGCAAGACCGTTGCGGAGTATAACCAGCTCTGCCCTATCGGCGGGAGCCGGGCAAAAGGCACACGCGTGGACAGAGCACAGCCATCCGGCAACGATATTTTAAGCCCGGAGCGCATGGCACGTAGCCGGGAACGTCTGCGGAAAAACAAGAAAGGGGAAGATGACCATTGACAAATCCATGTTGTAAAGACTGCCCCGCTCGGTATCTCGCCTGTCATGACCACTGTCCGCAGTTTGCCGCTTGGCGCAAAGAACACGCCAAAGAGACGGGCTATAACCGGAAAATGACCGTGTCCGGCAGGGTCTACCACTACGACTACGAGGACAAGCACCGGGAGAAGGGGCGCAAGCGGTACATGGGAGCAAACGGAGGTGCAGATAAGTGAAGCCAAAAACCAAATCTGAACTGATGGCCGAGTGGGCAAACCAGCCGGATCAGCTCAAGAAAGAGCGGGAAGCCAAGGCCGTCCGCAAGGCGATGGACGGTGCCCGCGCCGTGATTCAGGATGGCCTGACCCGGTATGTCAAGAAAAAGACCAAAGCCCGCAGCATGGCAAAAGCTGAAGCCGACCCCTTTGCTGAGCTGGAAGGCTGGGAAAGCATGGAGCAGATTCAGGACGCCTACGGCTATGACGAGATCACCGCTGACAGGCGGGATAAACTCACCGACCTGTGGGAAGCCCGGGAAGAGGCCCAGAAGCAGGAAGAACAGCAGCGCGGAAGGAAGACGCTGCATATGCTGTCCGAAAAAACGATAAAAGAAACTGCGCCGTTGGAACTGGCGTGGGAAGATGTACAGTTTGGGCTTGAATATTACAAACAACCTCTTCCCGGCGGGGCAATGTTTTGGAAACGAATAGATCAAAACCGCCAACATGCCGGAATCATGAATTACGACGATTACGCAATCATTTTGCAGGACGGAAAATTTTTTACTTGCGGATGGATTCCGAAAATCAGCGTGATAGCTGAACTTGTAAGATATTTTGTTTTGAAATAATGGGGTGGACGGACGATGAGAGTGCTTGTTGCTTGCGAAGAATCGCAGGAAGTTTGCAAGGCCTTTCGTGCGAGAGGTCACGAAGCCTACTCCTGCGATATTCAGGATCCATCCGGCGGACACCCTGAGTGGCATATTCTGGGAGATGCTTTGAAGGCTCTTGAAGGGGGGCGAATCGTGACAATGGACGGCGTAGAGCATGATGTAGGAAAGCTGGACTTGCTCATTGCACACCCGCCTTGCACATATCTGAGCAACGCCGGAGCAAGGCATCTCTGGAAGGGACACCAGCTTCAGGCTGATCGCGTGATGCTCGGAATTCAGGGCCGCGATTTGTTCATGCGGTTTTGGTGGGCAGACGTCCCGAAAATTTGCGTAGAGAATCCTATACCGAGCAGAGTTTTTTGTTTGCCGCCATATACACAGGCCATACAGCCGTATGAGTATGGACACCCATACAGCAAGAAAACTTGCCTTTGGCTGAAGAATCTGCCGCCACTAATCCCGACCGATATTGTGGAGCCTGTGGCTACATGGTGTCCGTCCGGTTCTTACGCACATAAGCATGATGAGCGCAACAAGGGTATGTTTACAACTGACCGGGCAAAAAACCGGGCAAAAACTTTTCCGGGCATTGCAAAAGCAATGTCAGAACAATGGGGGTGATTGTATGACACAGAAACAGTTTATCAAGCAGCTGATGAGCCGCGGCGTTTCGCATTCGGATGCCTGCGGGTTGGTGGCCTACATGAAAGAGCTTCGCCAGCTGATCGAAAAGCATGAGGACGTTGTGATGCTGGCGGATGCAAACACAATGCGGTTCGTCCCGGCAAAGGTTTACTCCTACGAGGAAACCTTCCAACGGATGCAGGAAGGGAGGGACATCTTTTGCTGAAAACCATGAAGATTGTACTTTACGGCGACCCCCGCACAAAGAAAAACTCCGCCCGCATCCTCAAGGCCCACGCAAACCGCCGCATTGTGGCCCCCAGCGAGGCATTCATGCAGTATCAGGAAAAGTGTCTGTGGCAGATCAAGCGGCCTTACAACCCCATCACAGCCCGCGTGAACGTGAGGTGCGTATACTACATGAAGACCGCCCGCCGGGTCGATCTGGCAAACCTCATTGAGGCGACCACTGACATTCTGGTAAAAGCCCGCGTGCTGGAGGACGACAACAGCAAAATTGTTGCCGCCCACGATGGCAGCCGGGTGGAGCTTGACCGGGAGAATCCCCGGGTGGAAATCGAGATTGAAGAAATGGAGGAGTAAAATGCTTGATATGCTATTTGAAGTTGCAAGCACGCTGTTCATGGCAACACTTGCAGGATTTTTCATCTGGTTTGTTCTTAGCGATGGCAACCCAATTGAATATTTCAAGCGGTGGCTCAACCGCAACAAACCTTGCCTTTGCGACCGGTGCGTTTTCTTAAATCAAAAATTTGGGGCGTCAGAATCCGGATATCACTATATCTGCCGGAGAAGTGACAAAGACGAAGGATACATAAATCCGCCCGAATATTGCCACGATTTTGAAGAAAGGAGCAACAATGACCCGCACATGGACACCTGAAAACGAACAGCCAAAGCCGCGCACCGGCGTGGACTACCACACGGTCAAGGCGTGGTTCCAGCAGTGCCGGGATATGGCAGCGGCGGTTGAAGCCCAAAAGCAGAAGATCCAGCGCATCCGGGAAGTTGCCGAAAAGACCACCCCAAGCCTGAACGGGATGCCCGGCGGCGGTGGTGCCGGTGACAAGGTGGGACTTGTTGCAACGGATATCACGGACGAGCAGCGCCGTCTGCAGCAGATGGAAACAGACCTGTGCCTGCTGCGCATTGAAGCCACCCGGAGGGCGTACTGTATCACGGCAAGCAAATCCAGCAAAAAGCAGGCTGACTGCCTGTGCCTGTACTACGTCAAGAACAAAAAGCAGCGTGAGGTCTGCGAGGAACTGGGGCTTTCGGAAGAAAACCAGGTCTCCATCTACATCAAGTGGGGCAGCATCTATCTGGCAGAGATTTGGGACAGCTTCGGCAATGTTGCACAAACCGCACAAAGCCCGCCCTGATTTTTTGCAATGCACCTTCATACTGCAAATATCCAACTAAAACAGGCATTGTGCTAAAATTGGTATAAACGGAACCGCCGAAAGCGGTGAGACGCTTGCCACGCAGTCTCCGAAACGAATCCCCCCAAAATGCTTTCCTCCCAAGGCTTGACAGGCATTTTTCTCCCTCTCGTTTCGCGGGCTGCTTCTATGTTCCGGTAGCTCAACTGGTAGAGCAGCAGCCTATTGAAGCAGCAAGTAGTTGGTTCAAATCCATCCCGGAGCACCATTACGCTGCTCTCCCGAAGCAGCGACCACCTGACGCATGGGCTGACATCCCGCTTGTGGCTGCGTGTAGAGCGGCAGGGTATCCTTACCTGCCCTCACAACCTCCGCACGCACCGGAGGCCACATAATCCGTACACCGGTTTCCATAATTCCCCCGGCAGGATGTGCGTCAAAAGAACCAGCATGGAAACGTGCTGGTTTTTCTTTTGTTATATGCCGCCTGAGCGCAGTTTGGAGCGCGGCGCGTGTGTGTAGACACGGCTGGTTCGATTCCAAGGGCGGCTTTTTATATTCCCGTAGTTCAAGTGATGGAACAGCGGTCTCCAAAACCGCAGGCTGCAGGTTTGAGCCCTGCCGGGAATGCCAGCTGCGTACCCTGTGAGGTGGCTGCGCAGATAGCGGGGCATCTGGCCGCGAAAGTACCGGATGCAGCGGCGTTCCACCGTTTACGTTGTCCGAGAAACTGAATGTATACCGGGAGCGCTGCTTATTTTGATATTCTGACCGTTCGGATTTCCGGGCGGTTTTTCTTTTGCGCAAGTTTAGAGAGGTGGTGGCGGTGGCCTACAGCAAAAACAAAAGGATAGGCAGACCGCCCGTCTTTGAGAACAAAGAAGAACTTGAGAAAAAAATCGAAGAGTTTTTCAAAAGCTGTGAAGGGACCGTCCTAGAAGACGAAGCCGGAAAGCCTGTTTTGGACAAATACGGGAACGTGATAAAAATCGACGAACGCCCAGAAACAGTCACTGGCTTGGCTTTAGCATTGGGGTTTAAGTCTCGGCAATCCTTGATTGACTATCAAGGAAAGGCTGAGTTTTCTGACACGATAACGCGCGCGAAGCTTCGATGCGAGAAATACGCCGAAGAACGGCTCTATGATCGTGATGGAAACGGCGGGGCAAGATTCAGCTTGCAGGTCAATTTCGGGTGGAGCGATAAGCCGAAAGAAGCGGAGCAGGAAGAGCGTCACGATGATGGTTTGATAAAGGCATTGAATGCCGCCGCGGACCTCAGCCCGCCGGACGACGTGGAGATGCTGCCGGAGGAAGAGGACGACAATGCGGAAAAGTAACGGCTTTCGCTGGAAAGCCCTCAGCCAGCGGCAAAAGCAGGTCTTGAGCTGGTGGACACCGCAGAGCACATACAGCGGTTACAACGGCATTATTGCCGATGGCGCTATCCGCTCGGGCAAGACCTTTGCCATGAGCTTCTCTTTCGTCCAGTGGGCCATGACTTGCTACAGCGGCCAGCAGTTTGCCATGTGTGGCAAGACCATTGCCAGCTTCCGGCGCAACGTGCTGGGCACACTCAAGCAGCAGCTTGCAGCCCGTGGCTACAACGTCAAGGAGCATCGGGCAGAAAACTGCATGACCGTCAGCAAGGGTGGCAAAGTTAACGAGTTTTACTTTTTCGGCGGCAAGGACGAGAGCAGCCAAGACCTGATTCAGGGCATCACCCTTGCCGGGGCATTCTTCGACGAGGTGGCCCTGATGCCGCAGAGTTTCGTCAATCAGGCCACAGCCCGTTGCTCTGTCACCGGATCAAAGTTCTGGTTCAACTGCAACCCGGGCAGCCCGCAGCATTGGTTTTATCTCGAGTGGGTGCGGAAATGCCGTTCCCGCAAGATGATGTATCTTCATTTCACGATGGACGACAACCTGTCACTTTCCGAGGACATCAAGGCCAGATACCGCAGCCAGTACAGCGGCGTTTTCTATCAGCGCTACATTCTGGGACTGTGGACGGTGGCTGAGGGCCTTGTATATGACATGTTCGACCGAAAGAAGCACGTCATTGACGTACTGCCGGAGCTTTCGCCAAAGAGCGCCTATGTGGCGTGCGACTTTGGCACCCAGAACGCAACGGTTTTTTTGCTGTTCCAGAAGCAGGCGGATGTAGACTGCTGGATCGGAACGCGGGAGTACTACTACAGCGGCCGCGAACAGAAGCGGCAAAAAACCGTGGGCGAGTACGTTACAGACCTCAAGGCGTGGCTGAACGGGATCAAGCCGGAAAGGGTCATCGTTGACCCCTCTGCCCTGCCCCTGATTACAGAGCTGCGCAAGAACGGCTTTACCCAGACCCCCGCAAATAACGACGTTCTGAGCGGCATTCTGGACGTGCAGACCATGCTGCAGACCGGGCGGCTGAAGATCTACAAAGACTGCAAGCACACGCTGGAAGAGTTCGGCGTGTACGCTTGGGATCCAGACAAAGACGACACCGTGCTGAAGGTCAACGACCACTGCATGGACGCTATCCGCTATTTCGTGCGCACAAAGCGCCTTGTAAAACTGAGGGATTGATTTTGAGCACTGTATATACATTCCAGACCTTTCAGCAGGCGAAAGCCGCCGGGGAACAGTCTGATTTCATCCGGCGGTTCGTGCAGCAGCACTGCGCTTCCGGGCCTTACAAGATGGCTCTGGACGCCGACCTGTACGATGCCCAGAAAAACCCGGGAGCTGAACGCTTCGCACAGACTTACGCTTTGATGCTGAAACGCCTGTCCAAAAACACCAAGCCGGACACCCCACACCCCGATATGGTCAAGAGTAATCTTTTCCGGCGCCTCAACAAGCAGCGGGCGACCTACTCCCTCGGCAACGGCGTGGTCTTTGCGGACGATGGCGTGGACAAGGAAAGGCTGGGTCAGAGCTTCGACGAGCAGATCCAGAAGGCAGGATATTTCGCTCTGATACACGGTGAGAGCTTCGGATTCTGGAATAACGACCATCTGGTGATTTTCAAGCTGACCGAATTTGCTCCCCTGTACGATGAAAAGACAGGCCTTTTGCAGGCAGGCGTGCGCTTCTGGCGGCTGAACCCGGACACGGATATGCACTACATCCTGTACGAGCTGGACGGATTCACCGAGTACACGGAAAGCCGAATCGGCAATGTGATGCAGGAGACAACGCCGAAGCAGGCATACAAGAGCGTGATCACCACCACCCCCGGCGGCGGGCTGGAAAGCGTAGAGGGCGAAAACTACAGCGCTCTTCCCATTGTGCCGCTGTGGGGCTCAGACCTGCACCAGAGCACCCTTGTGGGGCTGAAAGCCTACATTGACAACACCGATCTGGTGATGTCTGGCTTCTGCAATGACCTGCAGGACTGCGCGCAGATTTACTGGCTGTGCGAGAACTTCAACGGCATGACCGATGACGAGCTGCAGGAGTTTCTTGTCAAGCTGAATCTGTACCACATTGCAGGCGCAGACACCAGCGCGGGCGGCAAAATCACCCCCTACACCACCGAGATTCCCGTGACGGCCAGGCAGTCTCTGTTGGAGTTGCTCCACACCCGGGTGTATGAGGACTTCGGCGGTCTGGATGTGCACTGTGTCAGCGCGGACAGCACCAACGACCATCTGGATGCAGCCTATGAACCGCTGAACCAGAACGCAGACGACTTCGAGGCGCAGGTCAAGCCGTTCATCCGGCAGATCTGCGCACTGGCTGGCTTTGACAACGCTATGCCGACATTCAACCGCAGCAAGATCACAAACACAGCTGAACAGGTCGCAACGGTGATTTCTGAGGCGCCGATCATCGGGCAGGACGTGGCCATTGACCTGCTGCCCAACCTGACCCCGGAGCAAAAGGAACAGGCCAAGGCCGCGCTGATGGCAGAGAGCGCAACGCGGGAGACCACAGACGAGGACGAGGAAGAGGAGGACAACGAGGATGAAAACTCATAACGGAATGAAAATATTTGTCTATATTTTCTTTGGCGTGTGCGTTGCGCTTATCATTGGAAGCACAATTTTGGACGCCGTTTTATCTGTTTACTACGTCAAAGGCGTTTTTAGCGCAGATATGCCTGAATGGGCTAAATGGGCGCTTGTGACTATTGCAGCGTCATGAAACAAACTGACCTTGACCGCATCTCCACCCGGCAGCTGAACAGACTGCGCCGCCGCATTTTGCGGGTCTATGGAACCGCCCGCCGGGAAATGACCGAGCAGCTGACCGAGTTTCTGGAGCATTACCAGAAGTTGGACGCATACAAGCGGGCGCAGCTGGAAGCCGGGAAGATCACCGAGAGCGACTACCGCACATGGCTGCGCAATCAGGTGTTTCAGTCCAAGATGATGCACCAGAAGCTGGACAACATCACCCAGACGTGCACCACAGCCCAGCAGACGGCGTACAAGCTGGCGCGGGATGAACAGTACGATATCTTTGCCCTTGGCGCAAACTGGGCGTTCTACGAGCTGGAACAGGCCGCAGGCGTGGCGTTCAACCTGACCTTGTACAACACCGAAGCGGTCAAGCGGCTGCTGCTGGAGAACCCCAAGCTTGTACCCAACAAGCGCATCAAGAGCGAAAGCAACCGCACCTATGATGCGCGTGTGTTCAACCGGTACGTAACAAAAGGCATCATACAGGGCAAAAGCGTCCATGACATTGCGGTGCAGGCTGTGCAGGGCATGGCAGACACCGAGGTGCACTGGGCGATGAACAACGCCATCACAGCTCTTACAGGCGCACAGAACGCAGGGACGATGCAGCAGCTGCGCAACGCCCAAGCCCTTGGCATTGAGGTGCAGAAGCGCTGGAACAGCACGTTGGACTACCACACCCGCGAGATGCACCGGCTGCTGGATCAGGAGACCGCCGATCTTGACGAGCCTTTCAAGGTGCAGGGCTACGAGATCCAGTACCCCGGAGACCCCAACGCAGCTCCGGAAATGGTTTATCACTGCCGCTGTAAGGTGACCGGGGCGCTTGTGAAGTACCCACGGCAGAACGCTATGCGGCGGGACAACACGACAAAAGAGGTCACATCTGACCTGACCTATACCGAGTGGTACAAGTCAAAGGGCGGCACGGAAGCCGAACAGATGTGGCGGGCGGAAGAGCGAAAACGCAGAAAGGAGAGTGTCAAGAATGAGTAAACGAGGCTCTGGAAGTTCGACGAGGGCAAAATCTGGCGGAGGCGGTGGTGCTGGCGCAAAAGAAAAAGATCTTTTTACTGTTGGAAAAGATGGAGTGCGGACTTATGACGATTCAGAAAGAGAGCCGGGTAAAGATTGGATGCTTTCCAAACACAGTGCCGAAGCCATAAAAGCGTTCAGAAACCTAAGCGATGTTCATTGCGAATGGAATAAAGGATTTGACGTCCTTGAGGGCGATAAACGGCCTGTAGGCATGAAACGAAGTCAGCAATGGGATTACCTGAAAAACCACAACATCAATTCTTTTATTCTCCGAGTTCCAGAGGGACAGACAAAAAGAGCCCTAAAACAGATGGAAGACTACGGGTATCATGTTGTTGCAAAATTGGCATCGAATTCAAAAGATAAGCGAATTTTTGATGATAACGAGTTTTATATGTCCAAAAAGAAAATGCAGCGGCTTGGATTGGATTTCAAAGTGGAAACCTACTGGAAAAAAGGATGGAAAGGCTAAAGGCTTGGAGGGATGAACCGTGATTCTGCCAATGGAAAACACCGAAAAGATGATTTTTCCGGGCGTTGGCAAGTATGACATCCCTGAAATCAAGCCAGAAACGGACATCCGCATTGACAAGCTGGAATGGATCCCGGTCAATTATGCGCTGAC